TACGGCCCTTTAGGGCGAACCCCTCCCCCTCTGGCTATGTATATACCCACGGTATGATAGTCCTATATAGTGGACAGGCAGGTGTGAGGGGATTATAATATTATATAATAAAAAAAAAAAAAAAAATAAGAAAGATATACCCAACCCCACACACCCCTCCACAGGAGCCTAAAAAGGTGGGTATCGACATAGGGGGAGTAGGGGGGTTCCTCCTAAGTCGTTCTAACAGAGGCACTTAGCCCGAAAAGTCAGGGGAGGATTAGGGAGGAACGAGGGGAGTTTCAGGGGAGAATGAGGGGAGAATCAGCTATGCAGATGCGATAATATTATGATTTTAAAAGTCTAAAAGTTTCTGACTGTAAAAAATATTATAATCAGGATTAGCTATTAAATACTTGCCGTAGGCAAACTATGTTGGATTAGCTAAGGGCGTGGCTTCGCAGCTCGGATTAGCTGACAAAGTGGATTAGCTATTGGGGGGACTTCCGAAAGGAAAAGACCGAGGGTTGACAACCCCCGGCCTGGGCGAGACTAGCGAGCGACTTGGAACCCCTCGTAACGCCGCGCTTTGTTCTGGTGCGCGGTTACGATAATCTGAAGTGCATCCTCACGAGGGATACCAGCTCGGACCAGAACCGCGATAGCCTTACGCAGTGCGCGGTATTCCGAGAGTGACAGCGAAACGAGATAAACGCCATAGTCCATTGTAGGATACTCCTGTTAGTGTGTTGAGTAGTAAGACGGGGGGATATACAGTCCCCCCATCTCAGTAGCGCCGACTACGCCGAGGGTGCCGTTTCCGACTGTTCCGCCATTGCCGCGAGGGTGGACTCCACCTGTGCGCGAGCAATGTTCTCAGGGATACCCAGACGGATGTAATCCCGAATCATCCGTTCCTTGATATCTTCCTGAGGCACTTCAGACGGCTTGTGCGGAAGTAGCGCCGACTGATATGCATTGGACCGGGCGTTAGCTTTCAACGCCTCATCCACCATATCTTTGAGGCTCCACTTCTTTTCCGTCATCACGGCCTGTGCTTCGATATCGTTCTCGGTTTCACGATACTCGAAAGCCTTTTCGACTTTCTTGCCGCGCTCCGACTCCACCGGCGAGTCATCGGGAACCTTGAACGTGAACTTGCCGACCAGTGTTTTCATACTCACCTCTGTTAGTCGCCCGCGTCATGCGAGCGTATGACCATACTATAGCAGGTGCCGTGCCAGTGTCAAGCCCTGTGAACATTGGGCTTTCGCATGGTAGCTATACGAATAGTCCGCCTATCGTCAACCTTTAGTTTACTTTTCTCGTGTTTCGAGGGACTTCTCGTAAACCATTGATACGTAAGGGGATATAGTCCTCGTGGCGAGCCTCATAGCTGGCACGAAAATTGCGTGGTATCGTAATCATTTGTTTTTGTATAAGAATATAAATGGGTCCCCTATTTTGTGGAAGAACCTAATATTATATACAAAAAGAAAAGTTGACTTTCAGTCGAATCCATGCTATACTGATTCCATACGGGGCGACTGAACTTTCAGATAATATTGAAAAATATTATTGTCTGAGAGTCCCTACAAGGGGAAAGGTGTATGCCTACAGGAACAGCAACAATCACGGCTAAATCTGGACCGTCTATCCAGAATACTGCTCTCCCCTTAACGGGAGTAACACTAGTAACATATGACGTGGATAGAAACGTGCTGTTCGTTCAGCAGGGTTCTGCACGTCCTATCAAGGAATTTGATTTGACTGGTGTTACTACTGCAACTATCACCATTAGCGGTGGCAACTTCGCATTCGTGGTGTCGTAACTATCATGCCGATGGGAATCGTATCGGACGAGGATTTCAAAAAGGAGAGGGATAATTCTTCTCCTGATAGACGTCCTCTGGAAAAACCATCGGCTGTAGTTGTCGATACAACTAGAGGACGAGGAGTCGGTAACGTAGAAGTCCCGGATAGTCTGCGAAAGATTATTGGAGAAACTTCCGTTACCGACGGTCCCGCTGAAGCTACACAGTTAGCTGCTAATTTCGGAATATCTCGTTCGTCTGTATCAGCGTATGCTAATGGTGCAACATCGACTGCATCTTACGATGATACACCGAACAAGAATATTATTAAAGAAGCGAGAGAGAAGATAAGCCGTAAGGCGCGTGGGAAATTAATGCTTGCTTTGCGAAGTCTTACTCCTGAAGCTATCGCTATGGCGAAGGCTAAGGATATCGCAGGCATTGCGAAAGATATGTCCGCTGTCATACGTTCGATGGAGGAGAAATCCTCTCACGATGATAGTGGACCTAAAGGTCCAACCTTCATATTCTATAGTCCTCAAACTCGTAAAGAAGAAACGTTTGACGTGGTGTTCACCAGAGAGGGATAGATGCCCCTACTTGAAACGTTATCCCCTGGTCCGAACTACTCGTTGACACAGAATCAGGTATACTGTCTACCTGCATCAACTGTGTTCATCATTGCTAATGAAGCTATCGAGTTCTCAATGAATGTCGGTAGTGGATTCGCAGCAGTAGCGGCATCATCTACGGGATTCCAAAGCTCGTGGCCCTACTGTCGCGCAACGACTACAACGGCGAAGGTTTCAGTTAAGAGGTATTAACATGCTGACTCCCTTTAGCCTGCTTCTTCTAATCGTAGTCATCCTGGCAGTCTACGATTTGATTTACAACCCTGCGACTAAACTAGCTGACGTTTGTATTATTCTCCTCGTAGTCTTTCTGTTGTTGATGCGATGAGAATTATTCTTCTACTATCGCTTCTCGTGTCCGGTTGTGCAACCACATGGTCACAACTAGGATATGAGAAGGTCGGTCCAGTAGAAGCTGAGATATGGCGTAATAACAAGACCGGCTCCTGTGAGAGACGAGTCTATCTAGATTCAATGTATTTCCATACTGTGGTGAACTGTGATGATTACAAGGCGAGAATTACTCAAGATGTTCGCGGCTACGCCTTTCCTAGTGACAAGCGCGAGGCCGAAACTAAGTCCATCTCCAGAAGTAATACAAGAACGATTTCAGATGGCATTCGATAAAGGGTTCTGGAAACCCAATAAGAAACAGGAACTATTCCTCTCCTTACCGAATTCCATCTTTGAGGGATTCTACGGAGGGGGTAACGCTTCTGGTAAGTCGGACGTTCTACTAGTCTACGGACTAATACATCGTTGGCATGAGAACCCAAAGTTCAAACAGGTTTTCATGCGGCGAACTTATCCTGAACTAAAGAATGAAATAGTTCCCCGAAGTCAGGAGATATATCCGAAGTTCGGGGCAGTATTCAATAAGACTGATATGTGTTGGCGGTTTCCGCGTCCTGATGAGATTGGCGGTTCAGGCGCGAGGACTGGAGCACACATATTCTTAGGGCATTGCGAGACTGAAGATGATGCTCATAAATACGACTCAATGGAAATTAATCTCTTTACTCCCGACGAACTTACGACCTTTACTGAATTTATATATCTACATATCGGATTCACCCGAGTCCGAACTAGCGACTCAAATCTTCCTGCAATCATTAGGGCCGCAGGAATGCCCGGAGGAATCGGGCACACATTTGTTAAGAAAAGATTCATTGCTCCCTACCCTGCTGGTGGAAAGGTTATTGTCGGAAAAGGAAACGTAAAGCGATTCTACGTCCATTCGACAGTAAGTGATAACCCACACGCGGATAAGGAGTATAGCGCAAGACTTGATGGTATTCCTAGTGAGGCCGAACGAAAAGCGAGGAAGTTCGGTGATTGGGATGCTTATCAGGGTCAAGTATTCGATGAGTTCCGGGATAGACTATATCCTGATGAACCCGATAATGCGCTACACGTAATACAGCCGTTCGATATTCCATCGTGGTGGCCCCGAATGTTTATCGGAGATTGGGGCTTCGCTGCGATGACCTATATGGGATATTACGCTATATCCCCTGCTAAGCGAATGTTCCTGTATCGTGAACGTTACTGGCTCAAGACTAAGATTGAAACTTGGGCACCCGAAGTGAAGGCTGACATTGAGCGAGAACAACCAAGAGTTATCAAGTTCTGTCAGTCCGTCGGACAGGAACGCGGGCAGGAACACACTATACAACAACAAATCGAAACTGCAATTGGCAGACCTATCGAACTATCTGTTAATAGTCCTGGGTCAAGAATTAGCGGAAAGCTACTACTTCACGAATATCTCAGGTGGAAACCGAAGCCAATAGTTCCACCTTCTGATATGCCAGTATATTCGGAGGAATATGCCATGTGGCTACTCCGAAATAAAGGCATGATTGATTACAAGAATTATCTCGCACTATTCGACCCTCCTGAACCGGAGAGTAATATACCGAAATTGCAGATATTCCTGTGTGATGTTCACAAGATAAGTCACGAGGAATGTTCTAACTGTTGTCCGCTAATGATTGAATCTATTAAAGCCTGTAACTATGATAAGGCTACTAAAGAAGGGAAGCCTGCTGAGGACGTTGCTCAGTTTGCTGGTGACGACCCTTACGATGATATTCGTTACGCTTGCGACTCAGCGGAACGATATTTTGAAACAGCAGCCCAAGAATTTGCAAAAGTTCAGAAGCAGGCTGAATTAACACAAGCACTAGCGAATAGTCAGGATTGGACAGCCTTCTATCGAAATGCAAGGAAACTAGAATCTACTGAAAGACCTATGCAAGCAGTTTCACGCTTTCATAGAGCAGGTAGTAATCGTTCTAGGAGATGGGGACGATAGATGCCTAGATTAAACCAGCTTGGCGAAGTCGCAATGGGTATTGCTGGAATCCAGGGGTCTATTAATCTTCAGCTAATCCCAGATAGTTTTGGTCCATACTGGGTTACTAACGAAACCGCTATCTTTTTCCAGCCTTCCATAAACGCTCTTACTCTCTACGATAAAGTTTCTGGTGGTAGAAGTCCTGTTAATCCGCCTTGGCCCGCGAATGATTATCGCGCCGGTGGAGGAAATTGGTGTGCATGGGCTAATCTACCAGGAATAGGATTGTTCGCTCCTAATCTTCATCTTCCAGAAGCAGGATTACTGGATGTTGGACCTGATGGAGCAATAGGATATAAGCCTGTCTATCAATCTGATAGGGGCGGAGATGTCCTAGAACTAAATGGAGAGGTTTGGAACCTTACTCCATCTGATGTAGTATACGATTTACAACTACTCGGCGGTAAGCGTGCAATCTACCGCAATGAATTTCATCAAATCAAGACAGTAAATATTCCTCCATGCATTCAAATCGGTTCAGTGTGGAGGCCAAGAGCTTCATTCATTAATGGTGAATGGTGGGTATGCTACTTCTCATCGGAGAAAGGCGTAATTCTCCATCCATTCAATTCAACTGTTGGATATGTTATCGTTCCTCCGGGAATAGATGCATTCCAACACGATATGATTGCACTAGGAAATACTGCTAAAATCTGCTGGTCTGCGCGTGCAGGAGAATTGCCAGTAGATTATCGTGAAAGACTAATTGATGTAACTACTGAGCCAAGACAAGAACTCAAGGCTTCTACTGGAGTAATCGTTAGACTAGATAGACCTCACTGGTTAGGTGGCTTTACTGGTAAACCTGGCGTTCTCGGTGGATGGGACACTAATGATGACCCTCCAGAATTTCGAGATGTTCATGCCCTACCGGGAAATGGATATCTCGATGTTCCAACGTCTACGTTTTACAACAAAAGAGACCAACCCGTAGGTTCTTTTATTCACAGTCAGCCCGGATGGACTGTGGAAACAATGGAAGAAGCTGCTAGAAATAGTCAGTTTCCTCCTATTTGTTATTGGGACTCACGTAGATGGCCGCGTTGGCCTAATCTTCCTGCTAACTCTTGGCTGTGCATACAAGCATATTGTGGACGTAGTGAACCTTTCGCTGCTTTTGAAGCAGATATTAGGTCACTACTTTCAGAAATAACCCAACTTAAACCAAGTCAGTTGATTGCTCTCGTTGACCAGTCTTATTGGCAGACACCTACCAATAATCTGACCGACGATTTGAGCGCACTGATTCCAATTTTCTCACGATTGGCGAAGGACTATCCGAAAGTTATCGCCACTATTCCTTTTAACTTCAATGGACGATTCAATGGGATGCAAAATCATCCTGAGATTCGTCCGTTATGGGAACAATTCGCAGCCGGTATTACAGGAGAACCTAACGTGGCAAATCCACAGCTTCCTGCTGATGTTTGTGCTGCAATTCATGCCGAACGCGGTAAGTATGGTCCTTCTCCTAACAGTTCAGAACTGTGCAAAATTCTAAACGATGCTGCATGGTCCTGTGGTCAGGGTGCAGATATCGGAGTTAACCGTAAGGACTTTGGGAATCACGTAGAAAGTCCCGAACGTCCTGAAGTTGGCAAAATTGCCAGTGATATCATTCATCGCAAATCAGACAACATGATTTGGGATGTATTGGTAGCTGCTGGCGATGGTGGCCCTGCTACTCCTAACTGTGGTGAAGCATTAGGAGAAATGACTGATTCTCGTAGGCCGTGGGTTAAACCACAACAGCCTCCTGATACACCTGACCCAGAACCAGTAGGTGTTACTATTTTCTACAATGACCCTGTTGCAAGACGTTCAGACCCGTTCGGCTGTCTCATTAAGTTTGAGATAGCTAGTGCAAGACCCATTACGAGAGCTGAATTTTATTGCGAGGGTAATGGAGAGAATCCCGTCGCTATTGAATACCCAGTGGGGCCGGGATTTGATGGTAGGTATATCCGTCAAATCGGTGTCAAATTCACTGTTAATGGCGTTTGGACCCTGAAAGTTAAGGGTTGGAACGACCAGGGACAGGTAGGAGAATCTGACGGAACTCATCGAGTAGAAGTAACATTCTAAGGAGAAATAATGTTCGCATGGCTGAGAGAACTACTTGAAATACGATACGATAATAAATTAAGAAACTTGAGACTTAAGGAAGAACTACAGGATAGAAGTAAGTTCTGTTCTTCCTGTGAAGTCTTGAGAATTGAACTAGAAAATTCCCATCGCGAAAGACGGGAACTAATGGGTAGGATTCTAACTCCTCCCACTAAAGAGCCTGACCACATCGTGGCTCCTGAACCACAGAAATTGCCAATGGTAAGACGGCATATTCCGTGGACAGTTAAGCAACAAATGTTAGAAGCAGAAGATAGACAGAAAGCGGTAGCATTGAAAAATGCTGCTAAGCCTGATACTTCTGTTGAGGATTTGGAAAAAGAACTAAACATCGTTCAGCAGGAACGGGAGTCACAAAGTGGCCCGACAACAAACAGCAGCGGAAGCAGCTAAAGAAGGTGCCTCCCGTTTGGGAAGATTTGCGGGGGCTACTTCTGACGAACAAAAGAAGAAGCAACCTGATATGGTTGGGCGTATCCAGAAATACGCTCAAGAAGAAGCAGAACGTCAGAAGAAAAAGAAAGCTGAAGATGAAGCCAAAAAGAAGGCTCCGGTTAATACGGCGCCTCAAGATGGTTTCCTCACTAGAATGTATAAGAAATACGTAAGCGGGGAGAAGTAACATGGCAGGAATCAATGTAGGTCCGGGATTCATGGGCAGACTTGGCGGTCAGATGCCAGGTGCATTGAATGCCTTGGGCCAAAAATATGGTGGCTCGATGTCTGGACCTGCCAAGGCATCAGCTTCACTACTTGGTAAACAGCGAACACCATCAAGACCTAAGGTAACTAGTGGCATGGGTAAGCAACAGCTACCCGGTCAACAGATACCAATTCAAGCACCAGGATTACAGGCAGCACCACAAGAAATTCAGGCTCAGATGCCTGCTGCCGTTAATACTGCACCTTCACCGCAATTATTTCAGAATCCCTATGCAAACATATTTGGTGGAAGTTCCGGATACGGTTCTAGTGGGAACACTGGAATCGCTGGTGGACTATTTAACAGACCACCCGGATACGAACGCCCTAATATGGGTGCTGCAGGCACTGATATTGGAGGAATGTTCGGAGCTTACAACCGCTTTAGTCGGCCACAAAGCTACTAGGGAATCATGAAACCCGAAATTCCAGAGGATGTGCGAAAACTTCTTAAAGAAGTGGTAGACCACTTCGATAAGGAGGATGTCGCAATACGCGAGCGTCAACTTCGGACGTGGAGGCGTCTGAAACTCATGTGGGAAGGGTTTCAGCGTGCATGGTATTCTGAAGTGGCTCACGACTGGAGAATTTGGGACTTTGATAACGAAAGTTCTGATACTGACCAATCTTATTATGATAAGCCAATTAATGTTTTCAGAGCTTATCTGGAATCGATTATTGCTGCTCTTAGTGTCACTGTTCCTCCTGTTAAATGCTACCCTGACGATGCTGATAATAATCTTGACCTCTCTACGGCCAAAGCCGGAGACAAGATTGCACAACTCATTTATCGTCATAATAACGTCCCTCTACTGTGGGTCCATGCTCTATTTATCTATTGCACTGAGGGTATGGTAGCGTGCTACTCATATCCTAAGTCTGACGAGAAATACGGAACCTACGAGGAAAAGAAATACAAGTCTGAAGAAGAAGGTCATCAATATACTAAGTGTCCGAACTGTGGATTCATTATTGATGACCAAATGATGGACCCTGCGATGATGGCTCAGACTAATCCTGAAGCCGCCATGCAGTTGGATATGCTAGGACAAAAGGCTACTCAGGCTGAAGATGAATACATGCCTGATGATACTGATGTTGCTGTCCAAGATGCGGTCCAGAATGCTACTGCTGAACTCTGTCCTAACTGTCTACAATTGATTGCTCCAGAACTCTCACAAGAAACACTGATTGTCGAGAGATTAGTGGGCATCACCAATAAACCAAAATCTAGAATGTGCCTTGAAGCATACGGTGGTCTGTATGTGAAGGTGCCGAACTATGCTCGTAGACAGGAAGATTGTCCTTACCTAATTTATGAATATGAAACTCATTACGCCAACGTCATCGAAAGATACGCTTCATTACACGGACAACTTAACCCTCAAAAAGTTAAAGCCTCAGCAGGGGCTGTCCGTGACCCATATGCGGAATGGGCCAGACTTAATCCTCAATATCAGGGAGAATACCCTCAGAATGTTGTTACTGTCCGAAATGCTTGGCTTAGGCCAGCGGCCTTCAATGTTCTAGCCGAACAAGAGGATATTGACGAACTAAAGAAAAGATTTCCAAATGGTTGCAAAGTAATTTTCGCAAATGATTGCTTTGCGGATGCTGAAAATGAATCTCTTGACGATTGTTGGACGATTACTCATAACCCACTCTCAGACTACATCCACTCTGACCCAATCGGATTGCTACTTGTTTCTATTCAAGAAATCACCAACGACCTTATTTCCCTCATCCTTCAAACTATCGAACATGGAATTGGACAAACCTTCGCCGACCCCGGAGTATTGAATTTCAATGCCTATCGGCAGATGGAATCTACTCCCGGTGGTATCTATGAAGCTACTCCAAAATCTGGAAAGAGTGTGGGAGACGCATTCCACGAAGTCAAAACGGCAACTCTTTCCGCAGAAGTAATGCCGTTTGCACAAAACATTCAAAGTCTTGCACAGCTAGTTTCGGGGGCTTTGCCCTCATTGTTTGGAGGTTCTTTAGAAGGCAGTGAGACAGCTTCTCAATACTCAATGAGCCGTGCTCAAGCCTTACAGCGCCTCCAAAATACTTGGAAAATCTTTACTACTTGGTGGAAAGAAATCTTTGGCAAAACGATTCCCATGTTCATCAAAGAAACGCGCTATGATGAGCGTGATGTTCAGCGTGACAAAGATGGGAATTTCATCAACATATTCATTCGCAAAGCCGAGTTGGAAGGAAAACTTGGTAAGGTTGAACTTGAGGCGAATGAGAATCTTCCGATTACGTGGTCACAGCAGAAAGACGTAATCATGCAATTGTTGCAGGCATCTAATCCACAGATTCTTGCAATTCTGGCTGCTCCTGAGAATCTTCCAATTATTCGTGACGCGATTGGTCTTACTGATTTCATTGTTCCTGGTGAAAAGGACCGGAATAAGCAATACGATGAAATCAAGTTGCTGTTGAATTCTGAACCCATTGTAATGCCACCAGACCCGATGATGGTAATGCAGGGTGCTCCTCCAGAACCTATGGAGATGCCGTCTATTGAAGTTGAACCTGACTTTGATGACCATCAGATTCAATACGATATCTGTCGTGAATGGATAATTGGCGAGGCCGGTAGACAAGCCAAAGTAGAGAATGAAGCTGGTTACAAGAACGTCCTGCTACATGCTAAGATGCACTTGCAATTCGTGCAGATGGCACAAATGCAGGAACAACAAGCAGCACAAGAATCAGGTGAAGAAGGTTCTGAAGTAACTGAACAGGACCAAGAAGCACCAATAATGGGAGAAGAAAATGTCGCTACTGTTCAGTAAGATTCCTCAATTCTTTTCGCCTGACACACCCGCGCCTACTGGCGGGGGAAAAGCACCTGTTGAATCAAAATCAATGGGTGTAGAAGATGCTATTGAGTTTTTAGGCGCAGATGAAGAACCTCCAGAAACGCTTGAACTTGATAGAACACCGCCAAAGGGTGGAAAGAGCAAGGATGAAACTCCTCCAGAGGGAGAAGAAGAAACTCCTGAAGGAGAAGAACAAGAAGAAGTAGACGAACTAGCAGAAATCGAAGCTGAGTTAGAAGGTCCACCTGAAGATAAGCTGGAACTTGTAACTCCGGTTCGCCGTAAGGAAATTCTTGCCAAGTATCCAAACTTGTTCAAGGATTTTCCGATGCTAGAGAACTCCTATTACCGTGACCAGCAATTCACGGAAATGTTTGGCACCGTAAAGGATGCTCAAGTAGTCGCTGAAAAGGCTGAAACTCTCGATAGATTCGAGAATGAAATAATGAGTGGTGATATCACCAATATTCTGAAAGCTGTTAAGGCTGAAAATCCTAACGGCTTCCTGAAAATTGCTGATAATTACATGAATATGCTTGCGCAAGCAGACGAAAGAGCATATTCACATATTCTCGGAAATATTGGTCGATTCACTATCAAAGCGATGGTGAAGGAATCACGTTCCAGCAATAATAAGGCACTCGAAAGTGCTGCACAAATCCTCAATCAGTTTCTATTCGGAAGTAGTGACTTCACTCAGCCATTCAATCTATCTCGTGAGAATCCACAGGAAGCACAACAGAATACAGAGCAGACGGAGAGGGAACAAGCCTTCATTCGTCAGCAATATGAAGTTGCTCATAATAGTGTTAATACTCGGGTTAACAATGTTATTCGTAATACTATCGAATCGCATATCGACCCTAAAGGGTCTATGCAGGAATACGTTAAGAAAAACGCAGTCAAAGATGCTATCGAGACTCTCGCGAATCTGATGGAGAAAGATACCAGATTCAAGGGGTTGACCGATAAACTCTGGGAAACAGTTTTCAAGGAAAACTTCTCAGATTCGTCTCAGGAACGGGTAAGGCGTGCCTTTCTCAGCAGAGCAAAAACACTGTTGCCTTCAGTCATTAAAAAGGCTCGTAACGATGCTTTGCGAGGAACGGGACATCGTGTAAGGGAGATGGAGGAAGAAACGACTCCGCAAAGGGGTCCAATTCCGTCAGGTAAGCCGAGAGCCACAAGTCCCGGCAAGATTCGTAACGCGAAGGACATTCCTAAGGGAATGAGTTCACTGGAATTTCTTAACTCCGATTAGCTCCAAGGTAGAGGATTATGGCTGTTACGTCAGTTAGGACGATTGCTATCACCTTCAGTGGTGATATTAACGCCACTAATTCTCTGCCCTCAGCGCCGAGTGGTGTTTCACCCGGTAGTATAACGATTCATTCGTTAGCTCCGGGTGATAATACTATTGCGCTACCAACGGGTGGGAGCACCCCTGTAGGAGCCACGATTATTCCTCCTTCTGGTAATCCTAACGCACTAACTTTGAAAGGTGTGGGCGGCGACACAGGAATCAGATTAGGTAAGACTGACCCTACTAGCTTAGCCTTCGACACAACTGCATTACCAGCAAATATCGTCATAAATGCTGCGACCACCACTACTGGTGTTCGTATCATTTGGACGTAAGGAGTTACCTGTGGCTGTTGTAGAATCCCAGGTAGCGGCACTGGAACTCGAAAGAGTTATTCCAAAAATCCGCGTTCTGTTTGAGCGGGACGATAAATTCTACGCCAACATCAAGAAGCGTGACGTAGAAAAAATCTCCAACAGACAGATGAGGGTTCCATTGGAATTGCGTCCCGGTGGTTCGTTTGGATATTTCAATCCAGACGGTGGCGACCTTGGACGTGGTGGTGGCCCTACTTTTGACAAAGCTGTTTTGACTTCTGTATTCGTGTCCGAGAACATTGAATACACTAAGCTCACTCAGTGGTCCACTGATGATGAGCGGAAGGCTATTACTAACGGTGTCCGTCGTCTTACGGCTACCGCACTTGATGAACTGCGCAGACAGTTGGATTCTCAGATGATGCAGCCCGGTAACGGTGTTATCGGAACTGTCACCACTGACACCCCTGCTGGCGGTTCTAACGTGATTACGCTGACTACTGATGGTTTCGGTGCGCGGTTGATGAGATTTGGACAGACTGTCCAGGTTTTCAACGCTGCTCTTACCGTGAACCGTGGTAGCGGTGTTATCACTCAGTGGGATGTGGAGAATAAGACTATCTCCATTACCCCACAGATTGCTGGCGTTATCGCCACTGACGTGATTGTCACGAATGGTATTAGCTCGCCTACTAGCCTTCCGGCTCTGTATGGTGTGCCGTATCATCACAGTAACGCCAGCACTGGCACTTGGCTCGGCTTCTCGCGTGCAGCTACGCCTGAAATCAGAGCAAATCGTGTTAACGCGAATTCCAATCCCCTCTCATTGCCTTTCCCCCGACTGGCGATGAATAAGATTGGAAATCGTGTTGGAATTGACAATACGTTCAAGCCCAAGGCTTGGATGCATCCTTGTCAGGAACAGGCTTACGAGGAAATCGGACAGCTTGTTTCCATTATTCAGAAGGTTGCCAAGGACGAGAAACTCAACATGTATTTCGGCGGCGACAAGCAGATGGCTGGCGCTGACGTTACATGCTCGTTCAACTGGAACCAGACTCGTATTGACTTTGTAGTAGATGAAGTTTGGGGTCGTGGAGAAATCCTCCCCATCGGATTCTACACTACTGATGGACGTAGAATCTTCGAGATTCGCGCTCCTTCAGGTGGTGTCATGACTGCTGACATCTTCTATATGGTCAATGGTATGCAGACGTTCGTGTCGAATCCTGCTGCCTGCGCCTATATCGATGTGTTGGCTGTCCCGGCTGGATACTAATCATCTCAAGGGTGGATTGGAGGCGAGATGATTCCTGGTTCGGTATCTAAGCTGTCTGAGGTATCGGTATCACTAACGAATAGTGTCATTCAACGGAGTGACATTCTTCGTATTAGTTCTACCGCTACTACGACAGTCCTAGTTACACTAACTCCCGCTTTCGGGGTTAATTTCCCTGTGTTTTGCACCATCGTGAATAGTAGTGGCGCCGCTGTCACTGCTACTACCGCAGGAAATATCGCAACTACAGTTTCTATTCCAAACGGAAATATGTGCGTGCTGGTCTTTTCAAAAGCCAGCGGCAAGTGGCATCCAGATAAGACCACGTAGTAGCAGGAGAAAACAATGGCAGATATCGACTTCCAGAACTTTAGCACAGTTCAGTCGAATTTGCAGCCTCAGCCTGTTACGGTGGCTGCATCTACGACCCTTGCCCCAACTACTTTTCTGACGTTCATTACCGGAACAACGGCTGTGAACCAGATTACTCCGCCAGTGTCCGGAACACACTTGTTGGCCCTCGCATTCACTGCAACCAACCCAGGTGCATTCGGAACCACTGGTAATATTGATGTCACCGCCGTGACTACGCCTGCAACCAACAGCCGTATCACGTTCCTGGTGTTCAATCCTGTTACTGCTAAGTATTTCCCACACGTCTAGGGAAATCGGGGGCTACTCATTGTGGGTAGCCCCCTCTTTTGGAGGGACTGTGTTGATTAACTTATCTAATGCCGTAAATATCAAGGGCTATATGTTTGAAAACGAGCTAGAGTGGTTAGCTCGAACTGCTAAGAAATCAAAGTGCATCGTAGAAATCGGCACATACTATGGAAGGAGTGCTAGAGCACTTGCAGACAACACAGACGGAAAAGTCTATTGTATCGACCCCTATCCAGGGGTTGTATTCTACCAGAATGGGGTCAGTGCTATCTCGTCTGGGTCATACGTTTATCGTCAGGCTCAGAAGAATCTCGCTGAACACATATCATCTGGCAAGGTTCTTATTCATAGGGGAACCATAGAGGATTTCCCGCACTTCATTGACCCAGACTTCATCTTTATTGATGGCGACCATTGTGAGGAAGCCGTCAGAAAAGATGTGGATTGGGCTAAAAGAATGGTATCGAAAGGTATCATCTCCGGCCATGACTATGAAAACATAGGCTGGCCCTGTGTAAAACAAGTAGTCGATGAAAATTTCCCAACTATTGGGAGGGAAGGATTTATCTGGTGGACACAAAAGTAATGATTGCGGTGCCAACCTGTGAAATGGCGAAGCACTCAGCATTCTACGACTATTTCAATCTACTTCAAAAGCCCGAGGGAACTGTTGTAACTCTTTCACATGGTCAGTCTCCAGCATCGGGACGAAATACTTGCATTGAACAGGCATTGGAGCATGATTGCACACATATCCTGTTCATCGATGATGATATGGTGTTTCCACCGGATGCACTTTATCGTCTACTGAAGCATGATGTAGATATCGTAAGTGGATACTATCTCATGCGTCAGTATCCTCATCAGGGACTTATCTTCGACCAAGCGGAACCATCTGGTGAATGCCGCTGGTATGAAGTAGAAGATAACGAATCTGGTCTGCGTGAAGTTGTAGCCGCTGGACTAGGATTCGTTCTATTCAGAACCTCAGTTTTTGAGGCACTAGAAAAACCCTACGTTCGATTGGGTGAATTGGAATCTTGCAGAGATGGCTGGTGTGATGATATCGGCCTCTTTAAGCGCGTGCGCGAGGCAGGATTCAAAATTCATATGGATTTGGACCTTCGTATTGGTCACATTTCCAGTATGGTGGTTACACCAATGCATAAGGACGGTTTCTGGTATGTAGAAATCGGAACCTTTACTCCTGAAACTGTAGCATTTCCAATGGTTCGGAAGCCTAAACCTGCTGCAAAGGAAATGACTATTGAAGATATCTCCAAGCGTTTAGGGGAGATTATTCAGAATTACGGTGGTATGGAGTCGAATATTCCTGTGGACTTGTTGAATCCACATGAATACTGGACTCTCAAACGACAACTGACCGCAATGATGGCACCTAAATAATGGATTATCCTGTTCTGCCATCGGATATTCAGGAAATCAATCGCCAACTTCGTGAGACGTATGGCATTGATACTGAAACATCTGACCCCATGTGGCGAGTTTCGTGGGCAGCAGACCAATTTGAAATGCGGGTGGATGATGTAACACCTTCAGGGGTGAGACTATTGTTCCCCGAAATGATGAAATGCCCGAAATATTCATGGATTAAGGACATGTGGATTCTTGAGAATCTCGTCCTTGTTCCAATTCAACACGATAATGAGCTTGCAGGACTTAAAAAGTCTTATGAGTGCATTTGGAAGTTTCATGACAGGTTTAAGAAGCCTGTTGCACCTGAATTTTGGGCTTGCCAGTTCGTAATTGACGGTGTTCAAGCCGTTAAATCTGGAAATCCCATGAATGTTCGTAAATATTTTGACCCTGACGTCAGTTCTGACCCAGAGGAGCAAAAATTAATCAATAAACGACGTATCGACCTGCTAGTAGAGCAACTTTTCGGAGATGAATCAGATTTAATGCTCCGAACTGTTACTGGAGAGGCAGTTGTAGTGCCTCGAAACTATCCTGAACAGGAGACAACGTAATGCCACTACCCGGATTTGATTTCAGGGAGCTTCGTCGTAGAACGATTAAGCAACCTGTAAATCCTATGGATAAGGCTACCGTCGTTAGCATTTATCCTAAGCCAATCGAAGAACGGAAATACACTATCGAACCCGGATTGTTCAATATTCCCGCAGGGAGTTTGGAAGCTCCGGGTATTTGTGTAGTAGGCCCATCCTCGTGGTGGAGAGAAATTGACGAGGAGATGCCACTACTTGAAATTCCTACCAGTAGCATTCAGATTGCTGAGTCTATTGTTAGGGATTACCAGAATGGACTGGTAAACTTTGTTCCTGAACAAGCTGGACCGGGATTGTTCTATACTCCTGGTTGTGTTCAGGATTCAAAGGGAGAACCTGACATTGCATTGACTCAGGAATGGGTCAAAACTAATTTCAAAGGTCAGCTTGAAAAAGCTGCTGCAAGACAGAAAAAGTGGTATGAGAGTCTCGTCTTAATGGCGGATTCTCTGTGGGCACGCTCAAACGGCAATCCTCTGACAGTAAGTGAAGATATGAGGTGCGCCGCACGAGAATTGGGAGTTTCCGGCTCGAAAGACTGGATGAAGATGTTCGTTGCTGTAAGCATGGTTCGTTGCAAGGCTTGCGGCACACTCAAGAATCCAGACTTCCCAATTTGTGCTACTTGTCATTTCCCTGACCCTGACCATCCAATGACTAAACAGTTGTTGGCTGTTAAGGCTCAGCTACCTAAGGGATAACATGGCTACTGTAGACCTTCTGGCAGGGACTGTTATGGACAAGGCAGCGTCCTTAATGAATGACTCTGCCAGAACGGTCTATACTTATGCTTCGCAAGTTCCTTACCTTAATATCGCACTACAGGAGTTACAAGAACAGTTTGAACTCCACGCAGTGCCTGTTACCGAGGAGGTTTCCGCGGTTATTAATATGCCTGCCGGTTCAACTGTTATTGTTTTCAACGGAGTTGGAGTCCCTGCCCTTCCATCGGATATGGTAGAACCCCAACAACTATGGGAACGAAATGAAGGAATTGACCCTTACGTTCCAATGACTAAACGTGACTATCTTCCTCATAATCTAGAAGGGCAGGAAATCAATCAGTTCGTCTACTATGTGTGGCAATCAAACCAGATTCGTGTGCTGCCTTCAAACGCAGACAACGATATCAAAATCGATTACATTAAGCAACTTTTCCAACCTGTAGTGAACGAATTCTCGTTCATCAATGTAATCAATGCTGCTACTTTCCTTGAGTATCGCACAGCAGGTTTGCTTGCAGAATTCATTGAGCGGAACATTACTTCCGCAAACGCCTTGAACGCTTATGCTGCTTTAGGCATGGACCGTGCCCTTGGTATTAGCTCGAAAGGTAAGCAAAATATCATGACACGTCGTCGTCCGTTTAGAGCAGGTTATAAGCGTGGAGGTTGGGTAACTTAATACGAGCTGGGAACGCAGACGCCCCGGTCTGTGAAAGTAAGTAGAGAGTTACCTAACGCTATGAGAGACCATCTACCTATTACGCTCGAACAGTTCAACGGCCTCTATTCGCGTGGCGATATAGAAGAAACGCCGATGGACCATTTCTCTGAGTGTAATAATCTTAAGTTCGTAGGTGGTCAGGGTTTCGCTACTCGTGATGGGATAGGTAGACACCAGGAAATTGGCTCACCTCTGTCCAATATCCTGAGAATGTATAACTATCCCACTTCTGATAAACAGACTATTCTTGTTCTTACTGCTGGCGGCACTATTTACCACGTCGTTGATAGTTTGACGATGTTTGGTCCTATTCTGACTATTCCAAATATGACTGATTTTGGCTTCGTTCCATACGCGGGACGAGCCTATATTACTCCCTTCACTACCGAACTGGTAGCTGGAATGAACAGAGAACGCGGACTTCAGAATGAGTTCGTGTATGTTTATAAGGGAGATGGAACTCAAGCTAGAAAGATTGCTGGTAATAAACCTACTGTCAATATCACTGCAGTCAATGGTGGTGCTGGTTTCACTGACGCTGGTGTGCATATATTTGGCTATGTGTATGAAACTGACACTGGCTATCTTACGGCACCAGGAGGACTCGTTGCCCACACCACTGCTGCTTTGCAAGCTGTTGATTTTTCTACTATTGCAAATAGCCCTGACACTTTTGTTGTCAAAAAACATCTTGTTGCCTCAAAGGTAATCCAAACCTACAACGGAGATGTTAATGGATATCAACTATTCTTCATTCCGGGAGCTACAATTCCTAATAACGTTACAACTGTTCTCAATAATATCTCTTTCTTTGACGCAGATTTACTGCTTGACGCATCTCATCTCCTCGACAATTTTGCGGAGGTCAAAGCGGGAGTTAATCTTGCTACTTACCATAACAGGATGTGTCTCTGCACTGAATATGATAACATTTCTCTGGTTCGTGTTTCAGCCGTAGGTGAACCAGAAGCGTTTAATCAAATAGATGGCGTATTGCTTGTTCCTCCTGACGGGAATCCTGTCACTAATATGGCTGAGTTACGTGACGTTTTTTATGTCACGAAACGTAACAAGACCGTCTCTTTTGTGGATAATGGGGACGTTCCTACTACTTGGCCCCTTACTAATATCGATAATGCTATGGGCACTGGTGTTCATGGGATTGCAACAGTTGTGGACGCTGGTTCATCGAATGTGGACTATCTCATTATTGCCTGCTACGTGGGCATGACTATCTTTAATGGTAGATATATCCTACCAGAACTAAGTTGGAAGGTTTCTCAACTGTGGGGAGCACAATCCTTCAAAACTGATAACCGAAGAATTCAAATTGTTAATGATTCTGTGTTACAACACATCTATATGGTCACAACTGATAGGCAAGTTCTATATGGTGACTACGCAAATGGACTGGACCCGAAGAAAATTCGTTGGTGTCCCTGGACTTTTGACACGAATATAAATACTCTTTGTCTCATAAACATTTCCGAGTTGTTACTCGGCGCAGACCAGGTGTAGAATGCCACTAAAAGTTCCCAATGCATTGGAAGTCGAGGTTTTAACCGACCTTTTGACTCCTGCTTTGACCATGAGACTTTACAGCAATGATAAAACACCTGCTGATGGTGACGTTGCTGCCAACTACACTGAAGTCACAGGCGGGAACTATACGAGTAGGCCGCTTCTTTTTGCTAGTTGGACTATTACTGCTGGTTCTCCTTCTATCGCTGCTCGCGCAATGGAGCAGTGGCTCTTTAATGGACCAGTTGGTGGTCCGAATACTATTTATGGTTACTATGTGACTAGGGACTCAGATGGTAAGTTGATGTGGGCTGAGAGATTTCCCTCGGCTAATGTCCCATTTGCACCTGTCAATGGTAGCAAAGTCGTCATTCTACCAAGATTCTCAGCGGAGAGCTTGTTCTAATGGCACAATATACCGCATACGCGAATTACATGATTTTCTTCCAAGACCCAGATGAGTATAACTTCGCCTTGGCAGCCGTAGGCGGAGATACTACATCAGGTGGAAGATTTGAAGGTGCTCCGCGAGATGCTGCTGCATTTTTTGGAATACCATTCCCCTATCCGTCTGGGGATATGTCTCTTATTCCAAAAGGTATTACTTTCTTTTCTCCTTTTGTGCCAGGATGGAATATCGGTCATCCGAGTCCTTCTGGTATTATATTAGATGATACTATTGCTTCATTTCTTGTTCCCGGACAAGCAGGAGTTCCTGCATCTATTTGGCCTGCCGGACCAGATATGCTTCTTTTGTGGTCTGGTTCTATTGTTCGTTCTGGTGGTGCCGTTGATTCTGATGACCCTACACCTATTGCACGTAGAAGGTGGTGTGGTGGTGTAGAACTGTATCCTTCAGGTGAAGGTGCTTCTACTTTCAACGTAGGTGCAGCTAGTCGAAATGCATCAAGGACACTTGATGGATTTGGACTACCAATCAGAGGACAGAACAATACTGGTCAGTGGAATAGGGTTGTTAATGAATACGATGCAGCCCTAATTACTGAAACTTCATGGGAAAGATTCTACTTTAGAGTTCGCACTCGTCCATCTCTTGGCCCAATAGGCATTTGGCGTTGTCATGGATTTCCATCCAATAACGCGGGTGCTGCATTAGCTGTCAATACTAACGGAACTGTCGACCTTTATGGTATTACTGCTGTCAATGGTGTTACTGTTCGTGGAACTAGTGCTGTAATAGACCTAAATGAATGGGTAAAAGTGGATATTTTCCTTAGGTATAACAATCCTAATGGAAAAATTGATGTTTATTTCAATGGTTCTCTCGTTATGGCTTTTTCAGCCAACGAAATGACCAATAATAGTCGTCATACTAATTCTGACCTGGGAATGTGGACAGGTCTAGCCGACCAAGTGGTTGAAATTGACCTAGATGATTGGTTCAATGCTGAATGGCCCGCTAATGGGGCTGGATTTAGCCTTGAAGGACTAGATTTTCTCACTGGTAATCATAATAGAAGGGTTCGTTCACTATCTGGAACTAACGTTGGCTGGACTCCTAATCATAATTTTGCAATAAACCAAGGTGTAGCAGGTCCAGACCAAAATCTGGGTTCACAACTCGCGAGTTCTACATCTGGTGCTCTAATTGAAGGTGTAACTGACCTTACTGAAGAAACTAGTTATCAGGGTATTGAATTAGGTGCTGCATCTGCGGTAATTGGAACTAGACAGAGCAACTCCGGTAATACGGATGGTCAAATTGGCTATTCGATTAATGGTGTTGCTACAATGATTACGTTCGATGGCCTAGCTGCAATTGGCTATCGTTCGAAAATGTATAGACCATCAGGAATGATAGTTCCTGCTAGTATTGTGCCTTTTAATGTTCGTTATACTAAATCAGCAGACGGAAATGCTGAAGTAGTTCAATTTTTGATGGCATCTATCGAGATGCTGGGTATTTGGGGTCCAGAAGATTCTCCAGATTTCCCGCGCCTCGGTCCAATGGATTTCCATCACAATTGCCGATATGGTAATACTATTTGGGGCTTCTTGGGTCCAGTTCCCGATGGTCCATGCTTTGTTAAGGGTGGAACATATGTAGGTAACGGAACCCAACTGACCATAGAATTACCTATGGCTTGTCATTTTCTCTGGATTAGAGGCTTAACAGTTGCTACGGCCCCCGTAGTGTGGTTTGGTGCAGGTGTAGCAGGTAATCTTGGAACCACAGAACGTGCAGTTCCTAACTATCCAGTTGATGTTTACTGGGATGTTGCAAGTCAGACCTATAAGTTTGTAGTAACTGGAACTAATGGCAATATTAACCAAAATGCTATAACATACCAATATATCGCTTTCTGTGACCCAGGAATGCGATTCAATGTATGCGGTTGTTGGACATTTCCAAACGCTGGATTCACTGGTAGACAGCAACCACTAGTAGTTACTGATTTTCAGGCTCAATTTGGATTCGCGCAAAAGCAAGTCGCGGGAGTCGCATCTAATACTCTTGGACTGTTTTGTAAAGGTCCAGGAAATGTGGGGGAAGCCGGAAATGGTATGGGTGGCAGCACTATTGCTGATTTTGGCAATTTTGCTACTCCCGGAGTATTCGATATTGGTGTAAATATTAACGATTCTTCTGCTACAGGACAAGATTATAGTCTCTGGCGTATGCAGGATTCTAACTGCGGCGACCAGATGCTACAAATTGGAAGCTATACTGGCAATGGTGCTGGTGGTAACAGAACCATCAATATGCCATTGGTTTCAGGTAGATTTCCAATATTCATTATTGTTAGTCCTACTAATGGAAGTGCTAATTTTTTCCGAGACCCCTCGCACACTGGAGCGAATAGCGCACAAGTCAATAGTCTTGGTAACTCAACTACTGCTATTACTGGTGCGGGTATCGACACTATTCAGGTTGGAACTACTCTAAATGCCAACGGAGTAATTTATAATTTCTTTGTAATTTGTGGTGATACAGCGGCATTTAATAACGGGACTTTTGGTCCTCCTAATTGTTTACCTCCTGAATCACCGTGGCCTACACCTCCATTTGACCCACCTGATGTGGCTATTATGGGAGAAGGTGGACTAGCATTTAATGGTCAAGTTGCACTTACCTTACTAAAGGATGTAACTGGTATCTATACACTAGTTCCAGACAAGACGAACGATACTCTCTACGATAGACAAACGGGTCAACCTAGCGTAGATAGAAAAATACCTGACCCTAACTTCAAAACAGGGTATATAGGTGGCTAAGGGCGGAGGAGAAAATGAACATCATGTCGTCGCAGTTCGTATGCGATTGACTGGTGCTGGTAATCTCCAAATAGGACTTGAAGATTTAGACAATATTCAGGTCCAACCTCTAGTTCCTATCGCAATGCAAGCTACTACTCGCATTGAACCCAATCGTCTGGCTAATTTTCAATCTCAACGCATCAGATTTACTGGTGTAACTACTGAAATTAACGAAGTTTTTCATATTCGTAGAATCGTCATTTTCGCTAAAATGGTCGCTGTTGAGTATCCTGGCTAATGGCTGGCATTACACCAGAAGTAATTGATAGATTACACGCGAATCTGCTCACTTCAGGTGTTCAGCAGCAAAATCAAGCTCTGTTCTTCGTAATTGACCAATTAATTAATGCCGTTAGGCAATCTTTAAGCAATGTTCAGGCTCTAACAGGTGGTGGTGGCGGAGGAGGGGGTGGAATTTTAGCCCAATCCTTCCTTACTATGGACCCTGATGGTGCTACACTACCTAATTCTGCTCAATTCGTTACCCATAATCTAAATATTAATAGAAGTGGCAATAAATTTACTGTAAATGCTCCAGTTCCTTATCCTCATGATGGTGAGGATGGTGAAATGGGAATGATTGGGCCTCCCGGAATACAGGGTATGCCCGGATTAATGGGTCCAATAGGACCACCTGGAATGGATGCGTTTTGCGAGGGATGTTGTGAATCCCTTCCAACAGGTAATGGTCCTGCAAACTGGATTGGAATTCCATACGATGCAGCCGACTTTACAGGTGATGGAACAATCACTTGGGGCGTTGATTCTGCTGATGTAACTGACTATTCTTATAAGATAATTGATGGTAATACTGTTATTCTTAATGTTAGAATTGAAAATACAGATGTTAGTGGAGCAGGACAAATACTATTTGTTGCTATTCCACCAGAAATTGAACCTAAGAAATCATTAGCTGGTCCTGCATTAGCGTTTGATAATGGAACTGGCGCACCTGCATTCTTTTCTATCGATGTTGGCACTGGACAAATTCAATTCGTGAGGGTTGACCTTGCTAATTGGGCAGCCTCAACTGATTCAACTTCCGTATACGCAGTCATAAGTTACCAGATTTAGGAGCATAAATGCCTCGCATTGCAACACGCCTTCACGGTCCTGCACAAGTTAGCAATGCTGCCGCGACTAAGTTCACGGTATCTGCTAACGAAAAGGTCATTGTTCGGCATATTCACGTTCAGAATCCTAGTGCTTCTGCCGTGACTTTTACAGCCTCAATTGGTGCAGATGCGGCTGGAACTAGAATCTTCGATGCATTCAATATCGGAGCAGGACAGGTATTTGACCACTGGTGTTACTATGTTCTGGAAGAAACTGAAATCTTTCAGGCATTCGCTGGAACCAATAACATTCTCGTTCTGACCATCGACGGGGATAGGGCGGTTCTTGGTTAATATCCGTAATCTAAAGCAGGATGACCTTCCTGCACTAAGAGCAATACACGAGAGGGATTATCCAGACCTGGAATTTCCTCTCGAACGTGACCTTTACTCTGCTTTTGTAATCGAGAATGGTCGCGGGGAAATAGTTATGGGTGGCGGCGTAGAACCCATTGCCGAGGCACTACTAGTAACTGATAAAACTAAGAGTCGAATCCAAATCGGTAAGGCTCTAGTTGAAGCTCAAAGATTCTGCATGTATACGTGCGGAAGATTTAAAATTAGAGAACTACACGCTTTTGTGACTGACGATGAATATGCGAAACACCTTATTCAGCACGGTTTTCAGAAGCGTGAGGAAGCTGTCCTTAGGATAAAACTCTAATGGGTAAAAAGAAAACACCCGCCGCACCTAATCAGACTGATATCTACAATAGGGCTGTAACTGGCTACAACCAGACACAACAGCCTTCCCAACTCGAAAATGAGATGGGACCAATCAGTCAGAATTTCATGGGTCGCTTTAATCAGTCTGCTGACCAAGCTAAGGCAGATTATGGCGATATCATGGGTGGCTATAAGAACTTCATGCAGGGGTTCAAGCCATCATACGAGAAAGTCAACTACCAACGTCCAGCAGAGCTAAACGAGGGATTTGGATATCTCCGCGAGGCAATGCCGGGATACCGGAATTTCGCTCAAACGGGTGGATATTCCGACCAAGATATTCAAGAATTACGTGCTCGTTCTACAAATCCAGTCCGTGCAGCGTATGGAAATACGATGATGGAATTGGATAGGGCTAGAGCACTAGGGGGTAGTGGTGGTGCCCCTAACTATATAGCCGCTGCTAGTAGGGCACAACGCGATATGCCCGGTCAACTAGCTGATGCTATGACTGGTATTAACGCCGAACTTGCACGAGATATCCGAGAGGGTAAAAAGTTCGGTCTACAAGGAATTACTGGAACTGGTGCCACAATGGGTGGATTGGCTGGAGAGGATGCCTCGCGCTCATTACAGGCATCACTCGCTAATCAAGGTGCTGACTTGCAGGCTCAACAAATGGGTATGCAAGGTAGACTTGGTGCCCTTAGTGGTATGCAGTCACTATATGGAACTACTCCCGGAATGGCTAATATGTTCGGAAATCAGGCTCTTAACGCATATGGTCAGAGAGCAGGTCTAGAACAGGCTAGAAATCAGTTTGGTCTGGGCTATCTTGATGCTCAAATGCGTAGTCAGCAGGCCGCTAACGAACAGAAAGGCCAACCGTGGTGGAAAACTGCACTTGGTGTGGCTGGAACTGTGGCCCCATATGCAGCTATGGCGCTATCTGATAAGAATGCCAAGAAAGACATTAAATATGTCGGTCGTGGCACTACTTCTAAGATGGCAAAATACCTCAAAGAACTGCCTCTCGCTACTTGGAAATACAAGGGTGATAATACCACTCATTTTGGGCCTATGGCTCAAGATTTCAAGAAGAAGTTCGGCATTGGAGATGGTAAAACTCTCCATCTAGCCGATGTTATGGGCGTAGTCTTGGCTACCGCTCAGGAGGAAGCCAATGGCACTACCTAACTTCTTCCAAAATGGGTTGGATATGTTGAGGATGAAGAACATCTTTCAGCCTTCTCCAACATATCCTACTCCTATGGGTGGGCCTACGCCCCCTCAACCAATGGAATTACCGAATATTCCTGTCCAATCAGGACTACCAATGCAACAGCCTGAATTCGATGTAACTTCTCGAATGAAGGAACTATATCAGCCACAAACGGCTGCTACTGATAGATACGAACAGCTATTGGGCCAGTATCCAGAATACGAAAAACCGGGTTTTTGGCGTAGTGCGGCTGCTGCATTGTCAGCATTCGGACCTGGTGGACATGATACGGGCATGAAAGTAGCTCAATGGAATAATTCTCGTAGAATGGAAGATTGGAAGAATCAAGTAACTCCTGCTTATCAGGCTGCAAACCTCGAAAGACAGGAAAATATCAATGCTCGTCAACTAGCCCATAATACTGTTCAAAATGAAGTAACTATGCGTCGAAATGAGGCAACTGCGAGGAATCAGGAAACACAGAATAAGATTCGCCAGCAGCGTGCAGACGCATATGATTATAGGGTGCGTAATCCTAATGTGAAATTCGACTTTAATGGTCCTCGCGTTCGTATTCTGGACCCCGGAACTGGTCGAATCACTGAAACTAGTTGGGAATCCAAGGATTTCACTCCTCAGGAGAAACTTGAACTTGAGCAGAAAAATGCTCTTGAGAGGATTGAAAAAACTGGTGAACAAGCTAGAAAAACTGAAGAAACACGCCAAGAAGGTAGAACTGATATTGCTGAAACCCGAGGGTGGAAGCCATATACAGATGCCGAAGGCAAAGTATTCATGTATAATGAAATAACTGGTGAAACTAGGGATAGGGCACAATCTCCGCAAGGAACTCCTACTCCTAGACCAAGTGGTGCAGCTAATAGACCAGAACTGGCTACACAAGCTAAGGTTCGTCACTATAATGCTGCAATAGAGTTCAAAAATAGGAATCCAGAACTAGGCAGATGGGTTACTCCTGGTGCTGGAAATACCTTCACTATTAAGCCTCCTAAAACAGGCACTTTTGGCAGTGGTCCGTCACCACAACAGTATGAAATGATTGTTAATGAGATTTATGGTCCAGACGGACCTCCACAAGAAGAAGCTACACCATATCAGTCATCAGGACCGGGTGGTGGTAGGGGTGGTGGTTCTGGTCGTCAAGGTGGGCCTAGATTTACACCGAATAGTCCTCCACAAGCTCCACAAGGCTGGAAATATGTCCCGAAAAAGGGTGGTGGTTGGACTGCTGTTCCGGGCTAAATCATGTATCCACCAAAACAAAAACCGCCTGATTTGGATGCTTTTGGTCAACCTATTAAGTTTGACGAGAAGCCTCCAGATTTAGATGATTACGGTAATCCTAGCACTGAAACACCAGGATTCCTTAGTCAAGCGTGGGGAGCATTAAACGAAGGTCTGTGGCAAGCCCCTTCTAGATGGGGTAAGCAATTTGCAGACTGGATGACTACCCCTGAATTGGATGATTCTAGATTTACTGCTATGGCTAAAGGTGCCATTGGCGGTGCTGGAGAAGGTCTAGGTCAATTAGCTACTGATTTAACCTCGCCACTCAATATTGGCGCTACCGTCGCTACGGGAGGGTCTAATCTTGCTCTTAGAGCAGGTATGCGACCTGAAGTAGTGAAGGGTATATCTAGTGCTGCCAAACTAATTAGCGGTGCATCAGAAGTTCATGGTGCAGGCGAAATTGGCGGTTCCGCGATGGATTTCTTTGACCCAAATATTCCACTATCTGAGACTGCTGCTAGATTTGGTCGTGGAACTGTAGAATTAGCTGGTGGTGAATTAGGTCGTAGACACGTTCCTAATACACAAGGTCCAGTTCTTAGTAGGGTATGGCCTGACCCTGAAGCGAAAGCTAAAGCGTCAGTCCAAGACCTACTTCCTAAACTAAAAGATTCTATGGCTAAAGATGCTGAACGAGCATCACAGAAGGCCAAGAATCCTGCATCTACACCTGATTTAACTGGTTCACCTAATGGTCCTACTAGGGATGAAACTATAGTTCTGCCTATTCCCTATGATGCTCAGCAAATCAAACAGTTGAAGCGTCAGGGTTATGATTTCATGGGGATTGACGCCAAAACAGGCGAAATGACCCTATCTAAGAAGGTGCCCATCGACCCCAATTTGAACCAAGGTCAGGGCGACCCAATGATGGCAGGTTCTACTCCGTATGGTCCTAAAGTTCGAGGATTTGCGGAACAAGTTCTACCTGATGAACAGCCAATATTGCCTTTTAATAGACCTGAGGAATTTACACCAGTTGGCCCCATGCCCGGTCAGCAGCCGGGACTACCGGATATTGACCTTCCGACGGGTCCAATGGACAGAGGTTTCCCGATTTCCGAGGGGGACGTTTTCGGGCCTCCTGGACCCCCTAGAGGGCCGTCTGGGGGTGTCCGGTTCGCTTTCATGGACCCCTTCAACTTTCCTGAGGGGCCGGAGCCATTTTATCATTTGGAAGATGGTTCTACGGTATCAGGTAGGGAATTAGCTAATAGAGGTATTGAAGCTCCACCTATTCCTGATGAACAATTGGGAATCGGTAGGCAGTTTCCCGGAATAGAGGCACAAGAACTAGGTAATGTGGGACAGCCCATTGACTTGAATCAGGCTCTAGCTGATATGGAGCTTGATATGGCTAAACCTGTTGGTCGTGGTTCTACACAAGATTTTGCTCAACAAGTAGACCCCGGACTAGCAGGTCGTAATCTTGAACATCAACTACAGATGATTGAGGAAGGGCCAGTTATGCCCCAAACAGGGCGATATACTGAACCTACACCTCCTCAAATGCCACATGAATTTGCACCTGATATACCTATGACTAGGGAACCAGTTGAAGGTGGTTACTCACCTCAATTTGGTGAACAAGTTATGGGTGATGAGGGTCCACTATTCTCTCGTATTCCTAAGCCTCAAGATGAAATGAGAACTAATCAGAATCCACGTTGGGTAGAGGCTGAAAATGATGCCAGAATACTAGGAATTGATACTCGTAATTTCGACAATATTGATGACCTTGAATGGGCTATTACTCAAGAAACTGCACAACAGACTATGCGAACAGGTATGAATCCTTTGGCAGCAGCTAAAGGTGACATACCACTACAGGCTAAGATTGGTCAGGGTAAGGCCAAAATTGACGTTAATGTTCGTAAGGCAGCAGACGAACTAACTAAGGGGTATAATCAGCCACTACCCGCCGTCATGGTCCGCGAAGGCTTACAGAATGCCTTCGATGCTACCAAGAAAATGGGTAAGGCTGGTAAGACCTCTATTAGAGTAGAAAAAGATAGCCTTACCATTAGTGATAACGGTAAGGGAATGAGTCCTGAAGAACTTTATACTGTTTATACCAATCTCCATGAAAGTGGAAAGGTAACTGACGAAGGTGCTACCGGCGGTAAGGGTGTAGGCAAGGCTACATTCATGCTTGGTGGTGAACATTTCAATGTAGAGACTGTAAAGGAGATTAACGGACAGAAAGTCCTTTCATCCTTCTATGGAACACCTGAAGAACTGTTGCAGGGCTTCGATGTTCATACTGAAGTGGTTGACGATAGTGTGCCTACTGGAACTACGTTTACTACTAAATTCAAGCCTGACCAAGAGGCATTCTATGGTCGAAATATGGTCGATGATATTCTTAAATACAGTCGAAATCTCGATATTACTCTGGATACCGACCCATATGGGTATGGTCCTACAGCGAATAAATTCAAGAATACTAAGGTAGACGATAAGTCTATTCTCAAAACTGATGTAGATAGTGGGAATAGTGGCATAGAGTTGCTCGTTCCAAACGATGTGAAGTTTGGTGAGAATTCTTCTGTCAAAATGGTCTATCTGAACAATGGAATGTATCAGTTCAGTAATCGTATGTATCTGGATGAGGCCACTAAGGGTATTCCAGACCAGATTATTATCGACATGAACCCGAAGGTTCCTGAGGGTCATGATAACTATCCATTCCCTGTCCAGAGGGAGTCTATTAAGGAAGGTATTCAGAAGGAAATTGAACAGATTGTTAAGGACAAACTAATCAATCCATTCGCAAGCCAAAAGAAGATAGATTTGGCTAAACTATGGGATTCTATGCCTGTCATGAAGAAAGACCCATTGACTGGCACGGAAGTAGTGTTGTTTGACCCCGGTAATAGGCTTACTCCTGAAGAACTAATGGAGTTCCAGACTAACCCTGTAATCGTTGGTCTGAACGACTCTATTAACCAGATGGTTAGTGACATTCTGGCTACTACCGAACGACCAAAATGGGCAGCTAAGGTTAAGAGGGTAGGTATCACTCTTGACCCGACCATTTATGGTATTCATATTCCTGACCCAAGGTCGGCTAAAACTGACCCCTCATCTGCAATTCTAATCAATCCATTTGCACATACTGAAGTTCCCGGTGTTGTTGCTGCTGAAGGTAGGATGGACGTTACTCCTATGGATGCAGCACTTGATACTGTCGTAACAGCGATGCACGAGGTTGCACACGTAGGGTCAGAGGACCCCAAGAATGTGCCGCCAATTAGTGATGCAGACCTTAATGACCCAAGAGTAGGAAGATACCTCCAGACCTACTTAAAACAGGCCATTACACAAGGTGGTCTGGATATGGGTCATGGAATGCCATTTATCCATAGACTAGGAGAGATTTATGCCAAATTCGGGACACGGAATGGACTCGCTTGGGCCGACATCTTTCAGAAACAACTTACAGACCCAAAGTCTGGGGGATACAGTCCAGAAGTTCAGAGACTACTATCTATCTATACTGAATCAAGGGGGAGAGCAGCAGTTACAGAAGATATTCTCTCAGGAACGGGAGTTAAGTCAGCAAATACCCCAACCGGAACAGGAAATGTTCCTGGCGATGATTCAGGACTTCGAGGAGGAGCTTCTAGGGTTAAGCTCCGACAACAACATGCCTCTCCCGAACGAGTAAAAGCTCTAAAGGAGAAAGGTTTTGAATTCTCTGATGTGGATAGTGAAGGAAACTTCATATTCACTAAAACTGGTGGTGGACAACCTCCCGGTGGTGGTCCAATATTAGAATCTGAGGTTCCACAACCTCCTAAGGGTAAAAAGGGACCAAAAGACCCCGAAAAAATTAGTCCATTGCGTGAGGCATTTGAACTTCCTCGCGCTCTAATGTCGGTAGACCCGCCGTTCATTACGTCTGCTATGTTCAGGCAGGGACTACCACTAGTAGGAACCAGAGGATGGTTTAAGGCTGCATTCAATCAGGCCAAGGCATTTGGTAGTGACAACTACTATAATGCTAGGATGGCAGAACTAGGACAAGACCCACTCTTTAGACCACAGGGTAAGAAACCCGGATGGGCTGAGAGAATGGGTGTTGAAATGACTGATATGGGCAGTAAATTAACTAAGCGCGAGGAGGCTCTACGGTCTAAAGTGGCCGAAAAGATTCCTCTCTATGGCAGGTATATTAAGGCGAGTAATAGAGCCTTCACCCTATTTCTAAATGAACTACGTGTCCATACTCTTAATGACCTAGTTAAGGCAGGTAAGGCTAATGCTATAGCTGATGGTAATAAGATGCTGGACCCATTCCACAATGAGGTTCTAGCTAAAGAACTAGCTGAGTTTACTAACGTTGCTACTGGTCGTGGACCACTAAAGGTTCAAGTAGCCTATCCTACCTACAGTAAGGCTGAGGGATTTGGTGTAGGTGCTAAGGACTATGATTTCAAGAGGGCAGGTAAGGTATTAGCAGATGCCTTATTCAGTCCTAAACTACTGACATCAAGAATGAAGATGATGAATCCTGCTACTTACATTATGAGTCAGCCACAAATCCGAAAGGAATACACTAAGGCTATGCTTCGGACTATCGGAGCATGGTGGACCTTCGCGTCAATAGCTGAAATGATGTTCGGAGCTGAAGTAAATAAAGACCCGAATAATGCTGACTATGGTAAGGTAAAGATAGGTGACACTAGATTCGATGCTGGTGGTGGCTTCCAACAGTGGTTAGTTCTAGGTTCTAGAATGAGGCCAGATTGGATGAAACTACCCATTGAGACTGAATCTGGTATTACTCCCCTAGACCTAATGACTAACCTCATGGGTCATGGTGGAGGTAAATATACCAGTTCAGGGTCAGGTGAATCCTATGACTTTGGAAAGGGCTATAAGCCCGAAACTAGAAAAGACATTATGATTAACTTCCTTGCGAATAAGCTACATCCAACCGCGAAGTTCTTCTGGGATGTGGCTGCCGCTAATGAACAGGTTCCGGTCTATGTGGGGGACAGGATACTACAGATGTTCCTGCCTATGATGGCGGGAGATTTGGCAGAACTAGCAGTTGAAGAACCAGAACTGATACCGCTAGTCCTACCATTCTCCGGTCTAGGGGGTGGAACTCAGACTTATACGGGACAAGCTAGTAAACCTTCCGTAACCCCATTCATCGAACAGGTTATTCCTGGGATGGAGGGGATTGGGGAGTGGGATATCCCGTATGGTCGCTAGTTAGATTCTTCTGTTCGATGTTCCTCAGAGTGATGAGCGCCTTCACTGTTGCTTTCCTGAAGGCGTTCATTATCTCTGTTCTCCCCCACCCTGTCTTTGTTTCTAGCTCTCCTTGAAACTTTTCTTCCAGAAGTTTCAGAAAGTTCTCCAAGTTTTCCATATTCCTCCTTCAGTTGGTCTAGTGATTCGTAAATCTGTATTCCAGCACTAATAGCGAAAGCTCTCTCCCTTAGTGCGCCTGGACTTTCTTGCCATCTCGGGCACATTAGAATGTGAGTGCAACGCTTCAGCACTGCAAAGTCATATTCCATCCACGTTTCATAACCAATCATCGCGCCTTGTGGTTGGAAATGTGGAGCGAATGCAGGAATACCCATTCTGATGCATTCAAAGAATATAGGTTCGATTACTTCGCGATTCTGCTCGAACGTATAGCCATTTCGCGGGGTAATCGGACCTGACAGATAGAGAAGCATTTCTCTCATGGTCCTCCTAGAATGGAATGATGTTCTCTTTCAAAATAAATTCTTTACAGTGAGGACAACGATAGACCTCTTTTAAGTGTTCCGATTCAGGATGGACTAGGTAGCTGGCCCATACATTCTTTCCACATACGGGACAACTACCCTTCCATACATCAGTCGGTGGTAATCGGACGATTGGTTCGTCCATGATATTTCTGAGCCTTATCCTGGCGTTTCCACAGCCAGAAATGTTTGAGTCTACCTTTCAGACCCCTTCTAGTCCAAACCCTATTACTTCGGCGTCCCATCTGACACCTCACTATCTGGGTCATTGAATACTACTGCCTTGATTGCCCACATAGCAGCAGTTTCCAATTGAGTAATCGCCACTGACTTATGGCGAGAGTTAGGGCAATGCTCGACAATAAGTCTCTCCAGATTGGAGAAACCCTCGCGCAATGCGTTAATTTTCTTCAGTCCCTCATCCGAGGGATAGTGATAGGCATAGGGCTTATCAATTGGCATTATCTACTCCTTGTAAATGGTCGGCGTATCGGTCAAGTGCAATCAGTAACATTCTCCGGTCATCACGTTTAGACCAGAATCCACATTCAGCGGTGAACATAGCGTATGGACACCGCTCTATATCCTTGACTTTCAACCAGTCGTATTTGTCAAACGGCTTGATTCGGGAAATCTTCTCGCCTGACATTAGCAGCGCGCGGACCTTTGAGAGATTCCGCCTCGTCAAAGGTAACTTTAATAGTTTGAGGATTCTGTCTCTGAAAATCAGAAACCAAGTCCTCCCAGTGACCATTAAAATCGCTCCTGTGAAAGAAGAACTCCTTTCCCATCGCTTTGATGAAACCGAAGTTCTTGTCTGGCAGCACCTTAACTACGTGACCGTTCATCGTTCCCTCCAAAGTAGTATTCCGCGTAAGTAGTT